GTTCGACCTTGCCAGACGATACTTGTTTTGAGTTCATTTAGCCCAGAATAAAAGCGGTAAACTCTGCCAGCATTACCACTTTTATCTTTGAGATTGCGCAAATCAACCTCGTACAAGTCCAGCATTGCATTTTGCTCAAGTTTGGCAAGATCTAGTTTCATTTGGTTAGAAATACTAATTGGCATACTTCACCTATTTAGATAATGTTCCACCTGTTCTTAAATCATTTAACTGATTTCTACGGTAGCGTTGATCGGCGATTTGATCCATTTTCTTCAGCAGTTCCACCGTCATTTGGATATTGCCATCTACAGTCTCTTCACTGCTGACTTTCGCCTCTACGGGTTGCCCGAAATCTTCTACTAATACCGTGACAACACCGTACAGGTTAGAGACAGTGAGTGTTGGACGATTTGACGGTCCTTGACCCGAAATCTCAAAACCATCGGCGGCAATCGGGTATGCTTGGTATTCATTGCCTTGCCACCAGATGTTCTGTTGTGTTTGGCTCACGCCATTGTGAAAGCGGAATATCTCTCCGCGCTGATTTGGGTTTGAGCTAGAGTAGATGTGAGTGAGATCTATCTCCCACAGCTCAATCAGGGCATCTTGTTCGAGTTTTATCAACTCTGATGCCATTTTTTTGGGGGGGGCTTTTGGCATTAAATCACCTCATCGAAATTAAGTGTAAACTCAATGACTGCACCTAATTTAGTGTAGCTCCAGCTTCTGCAACGAACCGTTACCGTCTCATCGCTTGTTCTATCGCGCCAGTTGAATTTCTTATACCCACCGTGAGCATTGAGAAATTGCTGAATCTTCACCGCTTCTGCTTTGTTCGCTTTTACGGTAATGCCTTGGTATTTTTTCAGATTGTGGTTTAACCCTTTGGGAGCGGTTTGCTCGTAACCATCGGCAAATTTTAGTATGACGACACTGGGCTCATTTTGAACAGTGTAGTCTTGCTCAACCTTGAAATTAAATGTTTGCATTGATTACCTCGCTAGAACTCCACCAGCTCGCATTTGTGACTGCAATTCCAATCTCACGGAAGCCTTGATTTGATTGCTCAATGCTTTTGCAACAGCCGCTTGATTTGCACTGGCTTCATCGCTGCTAAAGTGATTGGTTTGATTTACGATGACAGCTACTGTTTTGCTTTCGCCTCCACCTTGACCTTGCGACTGCTTGTTGCCGAATACACGACCGCTTTGACCGGGGATCATATATTGCATCCCATTGCTCGCTTTGAAGATTTCGGGCTGATTGTTCTCGCCGACACGATACATCTGTCTAGCTGATACAGGGCCGCCAAGTTTACGACCTGTCACCGCGGCGACTTGAGCCATACTCATAGTTGACGTGATCGCAGCTTGAGCGGGAATAGCATTCGCCCCCTGTGTGGCAAGAGAAACCATAGAGGCCGCGGGTGCAAATGAAGCAGCTAACGCTTTAGCTTGCACCATTTGCGCCGCCATAGAAGCCTTGGCAGCAGTTTGCCCCATAATCATTTGCTTAACTTGAGCCATACCCATTTCGACAAGGCTTTGTACTACACTATTTAAGATCGTATTTGCAATTGATGCGAAAGCATCACGCACGGACATTGTGCCATTTAGTAGCCCCGTAATTGTGCTTGTTGCACTTGAACCAACAGCATCAACCGCATCACCAAACATTCTCGCCCCGTCGCTCGCTTGCTTCCACTCCTCCCATTGAGCTTCCATTCGTTGCTGGCGGTATTGTTCTTCGATTGCAGCTCTCGCAGCTTCTGCTTCCATTATTTTTTGTGGATACAAGATTTTATATTCTTCGATCTGAGCTAGCTGTTGTTGATGTCGTTGGTCTAATGCAGTAACAGGAGATGCTTGGGCTTGTATAGCGTTAAAGTTCTGACTTGCTGCGGTTGCTCCATAAATGCTTTGTGCTAGTTTTTCAGCTTCTTCTCGTTGCTCTTTTGTTGCCGCAGCTCCTAAACGCATACCAGCTTCTAATTTTACGGCTTCGAGATGCATTCCCTTTTGCCTCAAAACAGCAATCTCGTACTGTGTAGCCATTTGTCGCAACTGTTCGACAACTTGCTTCTTGGCTTGAGCGGATTTTTTTGCAGCCGCTTCAGCTTCTCTGGCAGCTTTTGCATCTGCGGTCTTTTTATCTTGTAAGGCTTTTTGTTCGGCTTGATAGGCTTCGATTTGATCGTATGATGCGTCAATCCTACTTAATGTGGAATCAAGATTTTTTTTAGCTTCATCGGTTGTAGCTAATAGCGTAGCTGCATATTTAGCAGTTTCACGCTCAGTCTTGCCTATCGTTGCAGCTTTTCTTTCTGCCGCATCTGCAAGTTGATTCATTTTTGCTACATTGCCATCCAATGCACCTTGGGAGTTTTGGATTGCATTTTGCAAGTCTTTTATAGCAGACTCTAAGAGTCTTACTGATGTTTCGGCATCTAAAGCAGATACTGAATTATCGTTTATCGTTCTGGTTAGCTTATTTAGCTCTTCGTTCGCCCACCCATTTTTATCGCTTAAGTCAGATAAAGCTATCGCGAGTAATTTAATATTATCAGGGCTTTTGTCTTGCTCTAATTGAGCCAACAGTTTTATCAAACCAAGAGCCTCAGATTGAGTAATACCAAGCGTTTTAGACATTTCGCTTGTCACAGAATCCAGCGCATTAACTTCGGCAATTACACCACCATATGTGCCTCCAAGTTCTTTTATTACGGCACCAACATCTTTACCTTTTGATTCATAGCGTTTTAATTCGTCAATTGCGTTCCGAATACTTTGACTTGAATTTGTAAACGATCCAAAAAAGCCGTCAAATTGCTCAAATGCCTTTTGTGATGAATCCCCTGCTGCCTTAATAGCTATTTTTGCATCACTCATAGCTACTGCAATTTTTGCTTTTGCTGCATCTTCGCTTACTTTTGCTAATTTAATGATTTTCGCAGAAAGGGCGGAAACACCACTTTCCGTTTGAGTAACTACTTCGCTGAGATTTTTTTGAGCTGCTGCCAAAAGCTCAGTTGCATCAGTTGAATCAAACAAACTAGGGAGTAACGCCCCACCAATAGCACCACTAATAGCTAAGATCGCCCCTGCAACAGCTCCCATTGGACCGAAAATACTTAAGATTTGCGACCCTTGCTGAGCAATAACGGTTGAAGCGTTAGAACCCATTTGAAGCATTATTGAGATGTCTTGAATTTGATAACCAAGTTGACCTGCTACTCCACGGATATTTTTCATTTTGTTTGTGGCTTGATTTACTGCTATCGCCGTTTTGGTTGCCTGCGTTTCTAGCCCTTTCAGCCCTTTTTCTGCTTTTAATGTTGATTTTCCGATGTCATCCATCGCTTTATCAACTTTTTGAGTATCTCTTAGCAGATTTTCAAATTCTAGATCTGCGGTAATTACAACTCCGCCAACTTCGACCGTCATAAACAATTCCTTAAAATTATTTAAATAAAAAACCGCTTGTGACATAGCACAAGCGGTTATTTCTGTGATTTTTTTACAATTTATCTAGCAATAGATTGGTTAAATACAATTTAATCTATATTTTTGTTACATTAAATTTTTGCAATCCTTATCGATCCTAATTTCTTTCCTTCTTGACTACCTCTTGCGTTGTAGAAAGCTCGGTGGATAATAAATAAATTAGGTGTGTTAGATATTACTGACACACTATCTATTTTTGCCCTTCTTAACGTGGATAATACGGTTTTTATTGCTAACTCAAAATCATTAACAAGAATACTCTCTTTGTACTCATTCCCACTTTGTCGTACAAAATCAATCTGGTATGAGCCTATTTTATCTAAGCTGCACATTTCTTGAATCTGCTCTAAATATATCACTGAATGGTTGTTTGGATCTCTTAATCTGGATTCTTGAAAAAGGAATAAACCTATTACAATTGCTGAAAAAAGAATAATTAGTAAGACGTTAATTACCTTTACATCCATAAATCGCCCTATTAAACTAAAAACACATAAATTATTTGAGTTAAATATTTAAAAACCAATGCAAGCATCACTTACAATATCTATTTTGCATAGCATTAAACATAGAGTCTGAGACCTCTTGAAGCCTTGCAAGATCAGATTGAGGATCATAATAAGCTGATTTTTTGCCATTATAATTAAAGTAAAAATCCTTAGTTGCTCTTTGGTATATATAGTCGCTCTCTATCGGATTTCCGATAATATCTTTACCTTTAACCTTTCCACATATTGCAAGGCTATATGCTTTAGAGTCAGAAAAGACAATCTCTGTCGAAAATTCACCACACATTGAGAAAGTATCTTTTTGTACTTTTTGATTAGTAATTAAGACAGCCTGAGCAACATTTAAACATAACTCTGCTTTTTTTTCTGATTTTCTTATAAGCTCTGCTTTCACCTTATTTTGAGCCGCTTCTATTATTTCCCAATCCGATGCAATAACAAAAGATGACAAAACAGAAGCTACAAAAACAATCATTTTTTTCATAAAAATACCTTAAAAATAAAGAAATTTTACCATTCTACGAATTAAGATTCGTTTTTCCACCGTCAAAACCTATTTTTGCGATCTGTGTCGCAAAAATTATTTTCGCCAATAGATAACAACGGATGATTTGATATGATTTTTTTTGCAAATAATCAAAAAGGAGAACTTATGAAAAAAGACTGCACTAAACAAGACTTTGCCAACTGGCTGAATGAAAACCAAGAAGTATGCTGGATAAAAGAAGTCAGTATTGAACGTATTTTATCCTGCGTAGATGACTATGTGGCAATCTGCAACGCAAGATCCAAAGATGAATTTGAGCTACTCAATGACATAAGAGAGCTTTTTTATTCAGCACATTACAAGGATTTCACTCCCGTTCTATCAGGTAGGTTCTTTTAAATGTTAGCGGCTATTTAAGCCGCTCTTCTTTTCTCATATTTCGCCATAATTCTGTCGTACTCTTCTTCGGTGAACTGTCCATAGCTATTATTTTCGGCAGGCATTTGACTTTTTAGAAGTTGCTGCAATTCGGTCATCGTGAGATTTTCAGCGTCTTCGCGGCTCATATTGAAATGAGTTCGGGCTAAACTTATGTACTCAACAGCATCAAAACTTTCTGAAAATTCATTTTTTTGCAGATTGTTCTTTCTTTGGCAATTCGCAGCAACCAATCACTCCGTGACCCATTAAATTTTTTGCAAAATTGATAATTGTCTCAGGTGGCATTTTACCCAACTTGTACCTAACGCCAGACTTTGACGGCAACCACTCGCCAATCAACAGGGAAATATCATCATCGCAACAGCACGACATCACGATCATTGCGTTTTGCAGAATTTTTCTGCCAAAAACAGGCGAATTCAGCACTGACCAAAAGTAAGATTGATGAGACTCCGATTTGGTTAAAATGTGCGGCAATATCTCTCGAATCTCACAGCCATGCAATAGTGCATAGATTTTTACAATTTCTTGTGGGCTTCCAATTTTGTAGATATTTTTGAAACTCGGTCTGAATAAAAAGTCTCGCCCATCGGTTGCAATAAGCATTTCACCAATTTCAGTAATTGGATAGCTAACCATTTTCACCTCAACAAAAAAATTAGCATTTTTGCTAACTTTCTGTTGACAAAGTTAGCATTTTTGCATATAATGAACCCAAGTTAAACAAATAGGAGGAGGTAGTGAAGCAAAGCGAATTCCTAAGGTGGCTAAAGGCTAATGGGGTAGAGGTTGAAAATGGATCAAAGCATTTGAAACTCTACTACAAGGGCAAAAGAAGCCACCTCCCCAAACACCCAAGCCAAGAGTTAAAAACAGGCTTAGTGGAAGGGGTTAAAAAGCAACTAGGCTTAAAATAATATAAAGCCCCTGATGTTAAGGGGCTTTCACTACACCCTTGAATAAGGAGAAAATATGTTTTATCCAGCGTTATTTACCCCCGCTGAAGAAGGGGGCTTTGTAGTGACATTTCCTGATTTGCCAGAAGCTATCACCCAAGGCGATACATTTGAAGAAGCAATGGAAATGGCAGAAGACGTGCTACTATCTTGTGTTGAAATTTATTTCGATGAAGATAGACGCTTTCCGCTCACTCGCCCAGTAAATACCGACGAAGTGCCTGTGTTTATGCCAGAGAGCATCTACGCAAAAGTGCTTTTGCATAATACAATGCAAGAACAAGCGGTAAGCAAGGCAGAAATTGCCCGATTAACTAATATCCGTCCGCCAGAAGTGCAGCGAATTTTAGCCCCTCGCCATATTACAAAAATCGACACTATTGGTCGTATTTTGGCTAGCTTAGGAAAGCCCCTACAACTATCCCTAGGATAATGATAATCCCACCGCTCTTGTTATAGAGGGTGGGATTTTTTACGCTGCAGCAATTTCGATAGTGCTTGAATCGCCAACCTTGAACTCTATAGAGAATTTCACTAAGTCATTGGTTGGGGCTTCGCTACTTAATGCAGTGATAACCATTTTTCCGAGAATTGTTAAGCCTGCGTATTTCAAACGAACCCAAATGTAAGGTTGGGTGCGATTTTTTACCGCATTTGCGTATAACACAACTAGATCTTTGATGCCTAGTTCTTTCGATTTTGGTCGTTTGCGCCACTCACCGTCACCAGAAATACTAAAGTCTGAGTTTGTAATTAAGGTTTCAGGGAAGCCGCCAGCATCATCAGCCTCTGATGTAACCGAATTTGGGCTAAAATCCCAACTCTTTGTCGTCATTGCGCCCGCAACCTTCCATTCGCTTTCTTGTGGCTTTGCATCAGTCGTACCGTACTCTAAAACTACGGCACGCCCCACCACGAGATTTTCTGCGTTATTTTGTGGAGATGGAGAACCCATAAACTACTCCTCTTGATTTGTTGAAATAATCCGAAGTGGTAAGCGAAAAATCATTCGATTATCTTCGGTGAAAATTGGGGCGGGTAATCCGCCCATTGATTCGATGTAACCAAAGGAAGCGAAAGGCTCAACTAAAATCTTTGACATAATCGCCCTTGCTCGCTCTTCGATTGTGTAACCTGAATTTTTACCTGCAACAAGGCTAATTAGCAGATAGTGTTCGCTGCTCAGGTCAGAAACTTGCGGCGAACCACTATTTGGCTGAATAACAATAACAGGCTTGGCTTTTTGCGTATCCTCCCACTGGTAAAGCTGCACAACATAGCCGTCTGCAAGAGAGTGAGCCTCTAACCATTGTTTGAAGGCTTTGACATAAGAAATCATAGTGACAACTCCTCTTTAACAATGGATTTGATCGTAGCCTTTGATTCGTTCAGCGCGGAAGTCAAAAACTCTTTCTTCGCTGAAGGCTTGCGGAAGTTTTGCTTGATATTAGGATCGTGAACGTAAGCCGCATAATTAGCAGAATAACCCACTCTTCCAATCAAGCGTGTGCCGTTCACTTCCATTTCAGTGAATTGACTGTTGATCAACGTTGAGGTATCAACAGGCGTATAGTGCGCCGCAAGAGGGGCAACCGCATTCAAAATGCGAAACATTGCCCGAGTTGCTTTTTGGCTCTGAACCTCGCCAACAACCTGATTCAGCCGCTGCTTGACCTGTCTTATGCCTTTTACTTTGATCCCCATTTTACCCGCCTGTTATCAGCGCAAAATCATCACGATTGCGGTCGAACGTATCAGCAAAGCGCTGTATATGAATAATTTCCTCTGCGCCAGCCAAAATCGGATCGGCTTGCTCGCTTTCGCCAATCAGAACATAATCGCCTAATTTGGCGTGGGCGAACTCCGTCCAGATCACATTTTTGACCGCTTGTTCACGCCCAATCTCAAAACGTGCGCGCTTTCTATCTGCACCGTAGTCACAGGAAATGATTTGTGGCGTAGAAAAAACTAAAACGCCGTCATCGTTCTTTCCTTTAGCCTGCCAAAGCGTGGCTTTTGCGGTGTAGGACCAATTCGATAAATTTGACATTAGCAGCCTCCGACCACATCGAAAAAGCCGACAACTTTATCTTTGGGTAGCAAACTTTCAGCGCAACCTTTCGGATCAATTGAGCGAATCGCCGACTTAAGGTTGTCTAGCGCGTTTGGATCATACTCAAACGTTCGGCTTGCACCGCTAGGCGCACCTTCTGACTTTATACGGCGCGCCCCAGATGAAATTGCAAGAATAGCAACCAGATAGAGCTTGATCAGTTTCTGTGTTTCTTCGCTGTACCCCGATTTGTTCAACGCCTGGTCTAAGGTGTTCATTTGCTGAACGTAAAGCTCAAGCAGAGAGTTCGGCGAAGTGAAACCCAGTTCGTCAAGCGTTGTTCGCGCTTCGGATAGCTCTATTTCTGCTGCCATAGTTATTTGCCTTTATCTTTTTTGCCTTTCTGACCAGTTTCGCCAGTTTCGCCAGTTTCGCCAGTTTCGCCAGTTTCGCCAGTTTCGCCAGTTTCGCCAGTTTCGCCAGTTTCGCCAGTTTCGCCAGTTTCGCCGTCAGCGTGATCAGAAGGCGTTGCAACTTCAAAGGATTTTTCTTCGATTTCGATAGCTTTGCCCACAAGCCAAAGCGGTAATGTTTCGCCTTCGTAAACATCGCCTTTCTTCAACTCGTGGCTATCGTGTGTTAATAGCCACTTCATTTTGCACCGCCTTAGGATTTAGTGTACTGGATATAGCCAGCATTGCCTTTATCGTCGAATTTGAACTCCACGGCAACGGCTGCCATAATTTGGAACGAGTAATCATCGGTTTCATTATGGCGCGCAATCGGACGAGTCACTAACGGCATACCGTTAAGCACTTGGTACACATCCGAACGCTTGCACAAGCCGAGAATTTCATTTTGCGGTACACGGCTTGCTGGCACGATTTTCGCAATTTGCGGAATCGTCATCACTTTGTTCAAGATAGATCCTTCGGATTTCTGCTCGGAGTAATCACGTGTACTCATTGCGAAATAGTCGCCATAGTTCACATAAAGCGTTACAGGAGAGTAGTAGTTCTTCGCGTGGAATTTGCTAATCAAGTCACGGAACACATCGTAAATTTCTTTCGGTGTCGCAGTGGCTAAATCCAGATTGTGTGTGTTAGTCATACGATTTGGCGCAGTACGCAAGCCGTAAAGCTTGGCATTGCCAACCACAATAGAGGAATCACCATTTAAAGCGAGATCTTCCATTTTTTCAGCCACCTTGCGGAGACTGTTCGCGCGTGCTGCACCGTCGATCTGATACCCTTCGCTTTGAGCTGCCGACATATCGCGCCAGCCAAAAGAGAAAGTGGAATCAATAATCGGCAACGGTGTACCGTGGTAGTTAAGCACCACGTTATCGGTTTTCGCTGATGAACGACCGTCTAATGAGATATTAACCGAACCGCTATCAGATACCGTTTGGAAATGGTGAATAAGTTTGCCAATCGGCATTGATTTTGAAATGCCCGCTAAATCGTTAAACACCACCAATTCTTCGCGCTGAATTTGCACTGCATCACGATCCCATTCCGCCCAGACATCTTTCGGCAAAGTCATCGCGTTGCCCAATAACCCCGCCGAATTTGCTGCCATTAGCGCGTGTTTTTTGTCGTAATTGATCCGCTCGTTAATCACGAAGCGTTCTTGTTCTTTTGTGAATTTCAACATTGCTTTGTTACCTCTTATTTAGTGTAGGCGTTTGCCACCACGACATCGGCATAGCCTTTGCCGCCACTGATTACACGCTGCGATTCTTCGTCGAAGAAAAATAGCACTACATCGCCCGTCTCCGCTTTGGTCAGTTTGCCGCCCGCTTGTTTTACCGTGAGTTCATCGCCAAAGTTATAAGTGCCGTCGGCAATTTGCGCGTAATACTCCTGTTCAGGCTCTAAACGAAACGCCGTTGCAGTATCGCCCTTCGCATACGCTTGTTCGATTGTCTGCCCCTTAAAGCGGTTGTTGCCCAATAAAAAACGGCGACCTTTTAAATCAGCCGCCGCCTCTAATTTGCCGTTGTGGAGTTTAACTACTGCACCCGGTGCCGAAGTATCGTTGATCACGATATTCACCGTTTGAGGTTCACGCTTGACCGAACCGCGATAAATTACATTACTCATTGCCTTTCTCCTCTTGGTTGAGTGAGTAACCATCCCATTGATTGTCGCCGTTGCCGTTTGCCGAATTATTGTTTAATCCGACCGATTGTTGCGTTTGCGCATACAACTCAGTTAATACCTCGCCTTGCAAAGCATTGACTGCGGCATCGCTCATATTGAACTTGGCTTTCACCGCCGCACGCATTGCTGCTTGCTCTTTGTCAGTATTAGCTTGCAAGGCTTGCTGGAGTGGCTCAATCGCGGCATTGACTGCTTTCTTGATTTTCTCATCAATTTCGCTGTCATCTTCATTTTTAGGCTTTTCAGGCTCTTTACCCTTATCCGCTTGCAGCTTGTTGTAGGCTTCCAAGAGCTGATCGTCATTTAAGCCTTCCGTTTTCACGTTTGCCGCATTCAACACGGCTAAGATTTTGGTTTTCATTGGATTATGTTCCTCATTGGTTGTAATTTCTTCGTAGCCAATCTTCTTGACAACTTCGACAGGTTCGCTAGTGAGCTGCACATTGTCATTTTCGTCAATAAAATAGCTCCGCTTGTATTTCTTGCCGCTGTTATCGTCCGAATAGATGAAGTATTTCGGGTAAACAGCTTCGACCCAAAATGACCACTTATCTTTGCCTTCGGGGCGAATAGCTTCACGCAGCGCGCGATGAATTTCTTCAAACGATAAATCTGAGTTCGCCATCAGGTAAAATCGTACTTTGTCAAACAGCTTTTCTGTGCGGTAATCCGCCGCTTGTGTTAGGTTTACATTTTCCACCCCCATTTCGCTTCCGTCTTGGTTTACAAAAATCCCCACGCCATCATCAGGTGTCGCCGCGCCCGGCACATCAAGCAATATTGCAATATGATCGAACGACATATTTGTCGCAATCCAGCTATATTTCTTGCCTTTGGATTTACCCGATTGCTTGACTTTGTTTAGAATCAGCCCTGTGGAAACGTGAATAGGTTCAGCGTTGGTGTTTGTCACCATTCCGTCAAGTCGTTCAAGCAAGGTTTTGCCCTGTTCTGAACCTTCCGCAAAGCGGCGGTTGATATACATATCGACCAGCACTTTGCCACTTTCCTTGCGTACGTTCTTCGCCCACGCACCGACGTGATGTTTGTTCACCGCTCGAACATCTTGGGCTGAAACGTATTTACCTTCGATTTTTGGATGCCCAAGCGGCATAAAGTTGCCCTCTAAGCTGTTGTAGCTTTTATTGATTTCATCCGCAGGATAAAGTCCGTCGTTCATCACAACATCATCAACAATCGGCACAACGCCGCGGATAATCAGGTGTTGATCTCCGTCAATAGATTCTGTGCTGATATTTTTGCTGTTAATGACGGTGACGATGTTCACGTTATTTTTTGACATTTTTTAATGCTCCTACCCATTGTTTACGTTCTTTAGCCAACCCAACAAGGAGAGGCTCAATATCTGTTTTACCGTCGGCGTTGACCACAACCACAGACTGCTTGCAGTAACAGTTGAATTGGTTGCCGTCTCGGCTATACCATTCGCGCACCTCTGCAACATCGAAGTATTTGCCGTGGCGTTGGGCGTGTGCTAATCGCGTAGTAGCTTTGAGCGCTGAAAAATGTAAGAGCTTGGTGTTTAGCCCAAGTTCTTCTTTTGCCTCTTCCGCCTCTTGCCATTCTGCCCGACGATATGCCGCCAACTGGCTTGATTGCGCTATTCGCTTCGCCCGTTTTGATGACACATCAAGTTTTTGCCGAATCTCACGGGCAGTTTCTTTCACGTTTTTGCCGTTTAAAACCGCCTCCGTGATCACCCCCGCCAAAGATTTTCGCAACTCGTCGCTTAAACCTTGCCACTCGCTATAACTTGCCATGTGTGCAATCGCCAATCGGTTGAAGTACGCAGGACTGAAAACGATTGATGATAAGTTTCGCTGACTGCGATAAGCCTCTGATTGCAGACCTAAATCAGTGACCGCAGACTGAGTGCCTTTTAGTGCTGCTTCGTCGATATAGGAGTCAAACCAGAGATTTTCGCCTTGAGAACCATTCGACAAAATCTCTTTGTCGATAATCTTTTGCAAGGTTTCAAGCAAATCCGCCAACTCAGTCGCAGTAAGATACGAAGGAAAATACTCAAAATTATTTGCTTGCAGTCGCAGTGACATCTTTTGCAAGATTTGTTGCTTAATGGAGCGCTTAATTTGTGAGTAAATGACATCAATGTGACGAAATAGCTTGGCAACCGACACTCCCATATTGAGCGGATCGGCTTTATTTGTCGGAATCCGCAGTGGCTTGATTTTCGTCTTGATCTTCATTTTCGTCGTCAATTGTTGGCGGAATCAGATTATCAGGCAGAGGTTCAAACCCTAAAGATTCGCGGATTTCGTTCGCTGTTACCGCGGCAAAACCAAAGGCAGACTGCGATGTAGTTGCAACTGAAGCCAAAGCCTGTGCGTTTGCGATTTTCTCTTTTTCGCTTGGTGCAAGTAAGTCAGACCAAGACACTGTGACATCGCTATTTTTTGGCATAGGTAGCACACCGATGAACCACAAGCGATTAAGTAGTTGTGTTATCACATCGGTGAGAAAACCATTTCGACGACCGTTGCAACGGTTTGCCCAGTCGGTTTTGTCCTCGTCACTTGCCAATCGCCCTGTTTGCTGTCCGAACAAAATCGTGAAAGGGATTTGTACTGAGGCGGCAAACTCATTTGCAGAAATTTCCCACGTTGGCTTCGGATCTGCTGGTGCGACTGACAACACAGAGGCATCACCTTCGTGAGTAATCAAGGCTGAGTCTGTTCCTGAGTTGATTTTCTTGATCTTGTCGTTCAACGCATCAGAAAATGAAGAAAACCCAAGGGCTTTTGCGCTGTCTTCGAGCTGTCTCAAATCAACATCTTTTGTTAATTTGATCCCTAATTGTCGGCTTGCGTTTTTCAGAAAACCTTCGGCGCTGCCGCCCGATGTTTTTTCGAGATCAACTAGCTTGTTGTAACCCGCCTCAAGCAGAGGAACCCCAGAATGAGGGGAATTAAAGTCGCCACCCTCATTGAGCAAAATTACACGACTTGCGTGAACCTTGATATTTCGTGACACGCTTTTTTTGCCAAAGGCAGATTCGCTGAATTGATACATCAGCGGTTCGCCGTAATTATCGGCGGTCACATCCTCTTGAAACTCTGTCACTGAAAGCTGTGACTGCCACACGGGGATCAGTTTAACCAGTCCGAACTCTCCAATGCTAGATAGCGCGCCTTGCAAAATAGGCTGATCCCATTGTTGACCATCTCTTACTTGAAGTAATAACGCCGAATAGTTACCGACAAGGTTTCGTCTATCTGCCTCTTTGATTGCCGACCAGTAGCGTTTCATAAAACGTTCAACTTTGGACTCCCATTCGGTTGTCTGCTTTGATTCGTTCTTTTGCTCACCCTCAACGATTACGGGGCAGTCAACCCAACAACCGTCAAGTAAGCGGTTAATCGCTGCAAAAGCGATACTATTGCGCTTATAGGCTTTTAAGAAATGGTTGAATGTTAAGGTATTAGGGTAGCCAAACTCCTTCCATAACGTTCTTCGTTTGATATTGCCAAGCCCTAGGGCTTCGGCTAAAAAAGCCAGTCTGTCTTGCTCTAGGCTCATAGTAAAACTCCTTTGGCACTTTTAACTTGCATCAACGGCGTTAAGGCATAGCGTAGCGCATCAATAAAGTGGTTATGTGCATCAATTACAACAGGCAACACGTCGCCAGATAAGCGGTCGGTTTTATAAGAATAAAGGCGAAACTCATTAAGTGTTTGCTGACAACGTGGGTGAATAAACACTTTGCCGTAAGATTTAATATGCTCAATGCCATCTTCAACCGAGCCTTTCCACTTATCCACACCGATAATGCGCGGTAAGCCGTGACGTTTGAGGTAACTAATTGACTCAGGACGCGCCGAATCTGCACGCACAACGTGATCGGCAATTTGTGGCACGCCTTTGGCAATAAAGTCTGCGGTGTCGTCAAGTTCTAAGCCCACTTTGCCTGCTTCAAACTCGATGTACAGATCGCCATTAAATACCCAGCATTTGACCGCCGCCGTCGGATCTTGCGCGAAACCAAAATCTAAGCCGTAATATGGGCCATCAAAATCAGGGTTCGGCACAAATTCCATTTCTTGATATTTACCGCGAAAGATTTGCGCTTCGCTCGCTTCCAAATAAGCACCTTCCCAAATCCAGCGATAAGTCGCATCGTCAAGGCGCTGTTTGTCATTTAGCCGCTCTTGCTCGAGCACATCAGGAAACCAAGGATTATCTTGGTAGCTCATTTTAATTATGCAGCTGTTTTCAGGTGGATTTTGCCTGAAGCGAGTATCTGTTGCGCTCCCTCTATTTTCCGGGTTCCAAGTTACCCATATTTCGGAATTATTCTCACGCACGGTTGGAATTAATTTCCGCCAAGCAGTTTCGCTTACTGTTTCCGCCTCATCTATCCACGCAATCAAAATACGGGCTTTAGATTTGATGCTATCTAAGTTATGCCGAAGTCCGGAAAACACATAAGAAATCCGCCCATCTTTAGTGCGAACATACTTCTCGCCGACATCAAAAAAATTTGCTAAAAAAGGTTCAGACTTGATCGCCTGTTTAACTTCTTCAAGAGAGCTTTCTTCCAATGAGTTCATAAACTCACGACCGCAAAGAATAACGCCACTTTCCCCTTGCATTGCTCTTTTATAAGCAGACACTGCCGACATTTTGGCAAATGCCCGAGTCTTGCCTGAACCTCGCCCACCATAAGCACCTTTGTAACGATAATCTTTGGCAAAAACAGGCAACAGTTTAGGTGGTAGTTCAATCTGTGCTTTCATCGTCTAAACTCGGAGCAATTAATTCAATCACCATCGGTCGATTCAGTGAACCATCAGAATTAATTAAATCAACCTTGTCTTTAAACATTCCTAAATGTTTACCTAGTAACTCAAGAGCTTTATTTGCGGCGGCAGGTTCGAATTTTGTTTTTGCAATATCAAAACCGACCAACTCACCATTGTCATTTTTTGCAACATCAGTTTCTGTCACAATTTTTTTACCAGTACTCATTGCAATCACTTCAAGCAACCCATTTAGCACATCATCTTGTGTAATTTGGGTTCTCTCCGAGCGTTTATTTTGAGCCTCCTGAATTGCACTTCTGATTTCAGGTTTTCTCAGGTTCTCTTCTCCGATTGAGTATGCTGTTTTTTCGCTGTACCCAGCTCTAATAGCAGCTTGAGTCGCATTCAAGTCAATGAGATACTCTTCTACAAATCGTTTCTGTTTATCAGTTAATTTACCCACACCCTTAGACGTGGATTTACCCTCGTCTTTTTTAGCCATTGGGTTAAATTCCTTTACTTCATTGCATTTAATAGATTAGCAATAGCATTAATCAGCTTTGGCGACACGAACGCCAAAATAGGGACTGTTACTGCTAGGCTTATTTGCCATAAACCATATTCCATAAGAATCTCCTTGATGGTTACGGTTAAAAATGTAATAATTTCCATAACTTGTTACTCATTCCGTTTCAATGGGTAATAAAAAAACCTCGAACACCGCAAATGTTCGGGGTTTTGTTTTATATAAATCACATCACTTAGGTATTTCCTCGGTGTTTTATCCAACCAACCCCGAAACCATAGCTAAATCATGTAGCATTTACTTTTTATTAAAACAAAAGGGAGCAATTAAGCTCCCACTCTCATTAGCGGCTTAATCCGCCAAGTTATTTAAACCCTTGCTTAGTCTGTGCTTGCCACTCTCTAATACGGTCAATTTGACTCGCACACAAATCACGCTCTCCCATTACTTTAATGAGATAATCCACCGTATCGCCGTAGGTTTTACCGCTAAATGCTGTCCGCTCGCACGGCACAAGGTAAGCCGCAGGCGGATATAAATACTCAGTGCTGACGATTGTTTTGCTAGTGCAACCGCTTAATGCTATCAGCAACACCATTAGGCAAATCAGCCTTAGCACAACTGTCTTGTGCCAGTATTGATGTAATTTCATTCTTCGCCATCTCCACTTTATTCCGCAGCTCATTTGCAATTTTTTGGCTTTTTTCGACCGCTTGTCGCTCTTGCTCTAAGCTATCGGTTAGCCGTTGATTGGCTTTTTGCTGCTGCTCAATGGTTTGGGCTTGCGTTTGGTTTTCGGCTCTTAAGTTATCAATTTGTTTTGACTGGTGCCAAATCCAGCCACACAGCCCTAAAATCAAAATGACGGCAACGAGATAAATATATTTGCTCATTTATGCCGCCATTAATCTTTGATAGTAGTTCGTACGTTGTGATAGCCCGTGAGTGCCACCGTTAATTAACTTGGTTACTTTCAACACATCGCTACCGTAACTTGCTAATTTGCGACTTTGCCAATACCACACTGCCACCTGTACCGTAAGAGCAAGGTTATCTGTGATTTGGTCAGGACTGGTCACCAAGCTTGGCACCCCCACCCACTTCGCAAACTCAATATAATTCGCCTTTCCAGTAATCTGAATCAAGCCACGACCACGATATTTCCAACCGTCGCCACTTCGCTCATTACCATTTCCCATTCGGTTAGCGTAAACACGGTTAGCAATGGCTTGCTTGTTTCTCGCATAAAGCACCACATTGTACTGAGCAAAGTATTTCGGGAATGTTCGCAATAGAGCAGTTGCAGAATAGTTAAGGTTTTCTTCAAATACACTATATCCGGCACATTCCACACCACACTGAGCCAAGAACATCGCTTGTTGCTCTTTTGTTTTGCAGCCTGCTTTTTCAATGTGTTTGTCAATAATTGGGTAAATACCACTAACTGCATTAGGGAATACTTGTTTAAATTTACTTTCACTAATCCACATTTTCACCACCTGCTTTTTTGTTCAAGAATTTTAAAATCATCTGGCGAATTGCACTTGTACCCAATAATCCAATTCCCGCACCAATAGGGGTAATCAGTGATACATCAGCATTGAGATAAATTAAAATAGGACGCATTGAGCCAGCAATAACGCTACACAAGATAGCCTCTGCCAGCACTCGTTTAGGTGTATCTGTTTTACCATACAGAAATGACTTGGTAATAGATGTAAAAAAAGCAATGATAACGCCACAAATCCAGCCATTATGATTGCTTAAAAACATTACAAGATAATTCCAAGCCTGCGTATATATATCAGGGTTCTTTTCAGGCATTGTATTCATACTCCACCTCATTTTTGAGGCAATAAAAAAGCCCCGACTGGCTAAACCAATCAGGGCTATAAAAATAGTGTTACGTAATGCACTTGCACTAATCGCAAGGGTTACATAAACAATATACTTTTAGGGCGACTTTGTCAATTATTTTTTAACCATTTGAACACTACCGCCACAATAATGTCCATCGCAATCACTACTTAAATCTAACGCATACGCACCAACAAAGCATAAACCGACTAAAATATATTTCAACATACAGCACCTCGCCCAAATTTCATGTGTAGAAATCCACCGCTTGATGTTTCACAAGCGGTCGGTTTTATGATTTTTTGTGATTAGAACGTTGGCTTTTTAAATGCCGGGTCGAAACCTCGAACGTGTTTGAGTACTCGCCAGTTTGTCATCGGGTCGCAATCAAATTCTCGGGTAATCCGTTCAAGGATTTTGTGAGCTGATTGTGCAGTGTGACTATATTCAAAACCCTGTCCGTAGATTTCAGGTGCGATATTCGAGTCGAGCTTTTGAAACATCGGATAGATATAGCGGAAAGTGTGAATGCCACGAATGAATGCGAACCACGCCCAAGCGAGATCGAGCAATTCATCTTCGGTAAATTCAAAGGTGTATTTCTTTGGTGGTGGTGCAAGCGGTGCGATTTGCTGATTATTTTGCGAATATTGCCCAGTCTTGCGAATTTGCGGTAACACTTCGGCGGTAACCCATTTTCTGAAACGATGTGGCACTGAACCTTTTTCACGGCTTCACGACAACGGAGGATTAAGGTGTACATTCCGCTTTCGCTGATGATGTTCATTTCCTGCTGTCCGCCAAGGGTGTTACTTAAAGTTACACCCTTTTCATCATCGTCTAATGCTAGTAGAGCTTTACGATTATTATCAATACCGATAGCATCACATACATCTTTTGCAACGAACCAAGGTTCGCCATTTACTGCGATTACACGGATTGCTGAATTTTCAAAATTGAATGTAGAAAATTGAGTAGAAGTTTGATTAGTCATCGCTTTATTTCCTTTTGAGAGAAATCCCGATAAATCGGGCGGTCGAGAGCTCAAAACTCGTAAAGCATCGAGCGGAGTTATTTCCTTGCGGTATTGTATTCCTCGCACTCTCGACCATTGTAAAAAATTGTTATTTTTTGACCGCTTGTAAATTGCAGATACAAAAAAATCACGCTGACGGGGTGAATTACCGTGCTTTATAAGGCTTTTGAGACCTTGAAAACATCATAATAAAAAAGCCCCTTGGCTGTCAAGGGGCGATATGGTTATTTCTTTCTTGAGAAATTTTCATCATTTTGACAATATTCTAAACAATCTCGAATTAAGCCACTGATTCTTAGAATATTTTCAGGCCTGTTAATTATAATGTTGTTACCATTGACTTCCAAACCAGCTCGTTGGATTTCTGCCTGGTGGATATCAAGTAGCTCTAATGGTACATTGATACACGGTTGCTGTTTATTATCGAAATATCTCAAAATCCAACGATTAGATTTACCTTGATATAAAACACTAAAATAACTTTCAGTGTCTTTCACGACTAATTCCGCATTCTCGCCAAGAATTAATACAACATAATCAAACAGCAATCGTTCCGTATATGTAGTAACAATCTTGCTATTTGTTGCATCAATAATTGGAGCTTTTTCGTCAATTTCAGTATTCTCTGTTTCTTTTGGCTCAGGCTCTTGAACTTGGCTTGAAAGTCCAGATACAACCATTGCACTAACCGCTTTCTCTACGGCTTGTTTCACAATCGGTGTTATCGAATCAATAAAACGTTGATTTAATTGTCTACCTACATTAGAACGACCAGCAACATATCTTACAAATTCTTGATCGACTTCTTTTAAGCTTTCACTAATTGTTTTTGTAAATGCGGATAAATAGACACTTTCTTCGGCTAATGTTCGCAAAGCTTCGGGTTGGAAACGGTCGTGGCAAAATTGGCTTAATTGATTTATTTTGGAATCATCTACATTTTCAAAGTTAATTCTTAAGAATGGAGCTTCATCCATTATATTTTTATCTTTTAAATCAGTAAAAAAACGCCATTCTCTTCCGTTAGTGACTGCTGCAACTGTTACCTCTGGAGTTGCATTAAAATATCTGGATAACTGCGGAGAATGATTTGTTAAATTTTCATTATACGATTTTGCCTCAATGAACATAACAGGGACATCGTGACAAAATAGAGCATAATCAACTCGTTCACCATTTTTAGCTCCTGGAAAATCAGCACCATATTCAGCTCGTACTTTAGTTGGATCATATGGGTTAAATCCTAGAATATCTAATAATGGAAGAATTAAAGCCTGTTTAGTTGTTTCTTCAGTGGTGCAATGTGAACCTACTTTAATAACATGTTGAATGTGAGATAACACTCTTTCTTTGAATATATTTTGGCTCATTTTCAAAATCTCTATAGGTAAAAGGAGCTTATACTCTATCGTATTTATTAGAATGAAACCGTGATGTAGATCACATTATTTAAACCACCAACGCCAATTTCAACCCAACTACCACACCCAGCACATACATTTCCGCCTGTGCCAATTCTCGTTTAAAGGTGGAGTGACTGATACCTAATACTTTTTCGATTTGTATATCAGATACCCTTGCTGCATACCGACCAATCAGCACCTCATATTGCTGAGGCTCCTGCTCTTTAAGTTGCTTGATACAACGGTCAATTTCAAAAATGGATTCGTCAGTTAAACGTAATATGCGGTGGTTGCTTGCCGATACTGCTAGTTTCATACCTGCTGCCACACAGGGAAATTCCGTGCCGAGTCTGCTGTTGGCGGAATAACCCCAAAAACGTAAAATACCTTTAATATCAATTAACATCTAGCCTCTCCTTAATCCTTACAATTACCGCACCGCCTTTTTGATTGCCCTTGTCCTCAAATGTCAGTTTTTTGACATATTTTCGGGAGTCATCAACTATGATTTTGCTATATACCAACGAATCTAAAATACACTTACCTAAGTTATCCAAATCCCGATCTCGGTTATCGGGGAAGTAAACATCACACTCAATTTCAACCTGTCCGCCAAATTTCGGCTTATTTCGAGTAGCAAGAAATGTTGCCCATTGGTAATCTTTACCTCGTTTACACACCACTCGTCTTGTTTTGCTTACCCACCGCCAATAGTCGTTTACGCTTGGCGGATAGGGCAGCACTAATTCAACCATCAATTTCTAACGCCCCCAAACCTATCGCTCGATCTAAAAACTTAATCAACAATTCCAACTGTGAACCGTAATCTTGTTCAAACTTACCCACATTACGATGCAATTCATCGTGATGAATACGGCATAGGGGCAGAGTGAATAAATCGTGCTGTTTACTGCCCATTGCTCCGCCATAGCCGATAATATGATGTGGGTCGTCTGCTTGTTGTCCGCAACACATACAAGGTTGTGCTTTTACAAACTGCAACCACTTCCTCCACTCGAACCGCTGTAATTTCGGTTTTGCCATAAATGCCGCCAACGGCTCCGGCTCGACTTTCAGTTTTAACTTTTCAGCCCATTTTTTGAGATTGGCTCGAGCATTCGCCACATCATCAAAGCCGATATTACTTTCTTTGCTCACACCGCTATTATTCAGTGGTGGATAGCCGAGAAACTGCTGTAATGCGTTGCTGTCTAATTCATCAAGCAAACCTTTGATACTCGCAAACAACACTAAGTCCGCAAATTCAATGGCAGAAGATTGCGTTTTGCGTAAGGTTAAGCGGATTTGTTGGGCGATAAATTTTTCCCAGTTTTCATCCGCCAATGCTTCTAATTTTTCATTGGGGATTTCACCGTCCATTCGCATTTTGTCGTGATGCCAACAAAGCTGTACCGCACCTTTTTCATTCTCCACGAAGACTTTTTCGTGGTGGCAGTATTTACCGTCTCGGCATTGGCACGTCTGAATTGACTTTACAAACCGGGTATAAGGCAAATCATTACTGTATTTGTCACGCTGATTTAGCGTTGAGCGAACTTTTGCCGATTTAGCAAACTCTGCCAACTCTTTACAAGCGGTCGAATTTGCCGAAAAATTTGCAACCTTGCCTGATTTAACCGTCGCTAAATCGGTCGGTGCAGGTTGCAATAAAGTCCGCTCACCGAAAGCAGCAGGAGAAACATCTTTAGGCACTTTGTAAAACACAATACCCACTTCGGTTTGAAAGTAAGGGGTAAGTAGCAAACCTTCCGCCATTATTGCCCCCATCTCTTTTTATGTCGGCTAAGGCAATGATACGCCTTATCTAAACCGTCCCAGCCTTCGTTATTTTTCATAGCCGCCCAGCTCCTTAATCTTATCCAGTGGTATTTGACGGGTGACTATGCCCTCTATGAACGGATCAAACACAACAATCATCGAGCCTTTATTATTGCCCTGAGCCGGTTTACCTGTTACTGGGTTAATAAATTGTAGTCGTCCTGTACGCCAAGTGCCTTTTTCATCGTGATAGCCTATGATGTCTATAACCTCATTAGCGTGTTGCTGGATAATGGTGTACCATTCTGTAGTCTTATCCGCTGGTAACAGCATTACCACAATATGACCGGCTTTTTTCAGCTCTGCCGCCCGTTGTACAAACGGCAGTGGGTTGCTGTATGGCGGATTCACGAAAATACGCAGTAATTCGCCCCAATCTGCCACACATTCCAAGATCACATCGAGCAAGTTATCTGCCAAGAAATCCTCGGCAATCTGACCACTTAGCGTGTCTTCGTCCAAGCCTTCTGCCGCTTTGCCAATCCAGTAGCTATACAATGCGTTTTTGCCGTTAGAACAACCGTCAATGTGAAACCACGCATAGCGATGATTTAGCCAATTACGCAAATACTTTGGCGTTTGGTAACTATCTCTGTCAAAATCTGTCATTGTCTAATCCTTACGAAAATGTCGGTACTTTTAGCCGGTCGATACGCTCAACGGCATTTTTAATCTCTTGGCTGATAATCATCGGCAAATCTCGCTCAAGTGGTCGCTTGTTTTTGGTGTTGATAGTGGCGTGGTACATCACTAAATTGCGTTTGTTGGTAAAGTCCAACGCTTTAAACGGATTGCCACTCAATGATTTCTGGAACAATGCTCGTACTTCTTCCACCGTTGGCATAATCAAGCGTTTCTCAAGCTCTGCTGGTGCAACCCACTTACCATTTACGCAAACAGGCTTGCCGTTATCCGCCCAAGCGGTCGATTTTGGCAAATAATCAGCAAAATTGGATTGGCGGAAAATTGTTTTCGGGCAGAGATATTCACGCATTTTGCCGTCTCGACCCCATTTAGCGACAAGGTAATCCACCACTTGGCAACAGTCCGCCACCGAACTTTCCCGAATGCGTGCAGTGATATTTTTTGCCCACGGCTTGAGCGAATACCCCACAGGCTTACGCTCACCAAGCTGTACCGCCAACGTTGCCAAAGCCGAATTGAGATAATTCAACACAACTTCAGCCGGGGCAGGTTCCCCCGTTTGGGGATTAAGGGGGGTAGTATGATCATTATTATTTTTATAATTAGTATTATTATCTGTCGGATTTTTTTCCGAGCTTTCTCGGATTTTTTTCCGAGTTTGTTCGGAATTATTTCCGAGAGTCGGAAAAAAATCCGACTCTCGGATCGGCTCGAATTTATTCCATTCACAGCCCTTTTCAGTCAAACGGACATAATCTTTACCGTCCATTTTGAAGTGGTCTATAATGCCTTTCTCTTTCAGCACCTTATATTGGCGGTAAACTGTATCTTCTTTGCTAAAAACCGCAGGTAACTCTTCGCACACTTTGCCAAACGACATCCAGTAATAGGTTATGCCGTCAATCACGACCGCTTTCGCCCAACTAGAGGCTTGATTGATTAAATCGACTAACGCACCCTGTGTGATGTTGATGTCCCATTCCACTAAGCGGACGTTGTTTATGGTTGATGTAAATCTCATTGTCCTAACTCCGATGCGTAACGTTGAGCAATCCATTCAATCCCTTTGGCGGTTACTCTCGTTTGGGTAAAATTATGACCGTGTTCTGCCGTGCCGGTTTTTACTGCAAAAAGCTGTTTAGCCTGCTTATCTTGATAAGGGAGTAGGTTTCCTGATTGGCGATAAAGAACTCGATCTCGTTCTAAACATTCAATCAACCGCTTTTCTGGAAAATTGAGTATTTTGGCGGTTTCTCGCAATGATTTAGTCGTTCCCACCTCAACATAATGCTCCACAAATGCGACTTTCGGGGCTTGAATGGCTAATTGATGATTCTGCTGCTCAATCACTTCTTGCTGCTCTGCCGCCAAGCGTAGGGCTTGAGAGAAAGATTGTGGAATGCATTGTTGGTTTTCGAGTTCTTGCCAACGGTCAACCAAGCGAGCAGTAAAAGCAGGGGAAAGCTGAGCCACAATCACATAGGTATCACGTTTATTAATATGGTACTCATAATAGATTTGACCGTTCTGTGGGTGGGTGTACGGCATTGCCTGATACCCCCCAATAACCCCTTTTTTCATTAAACGGTCTATAGATACGCAAACATCAGAATGCCTACTCTCCGTAATTTGAGCAATTTCCCTACTACTCATTGTGAGAGTTGATTTTTGATGTGAAATGTTTAATAATTGAGTCATCGAAAATACCTTTCGTTGTTTAGTTTTAAAGAGCCACCGTTACAGCGGTGGTTTTTTAATTGTTAAAAACCCACCACGCAAGCAGCATAAAAATTGCCACTCTAATAAAAATTGAATTTTTACTGTGGTAGAATGATTTGAATTTTTCCAAAAAATTTTTCATTGTTGGTAACTTCTATGTTTTCGCTTCTTCGAGATTTATTCGCTTATATCGTTTCTCTTTCAGCTCTAGTAACTCGTCTTTATCCGCAAGCTCAATACTTAAGTAATCAATAATCACCGCCACCATTTCCACATTATCTGCAAATGTACGGCTAAATTGTGATTCACTCAGTCCGATTGCTCTTGCTAGTTTCTTATGCGTCACCGTTGCGGATTTTCGATGAATCAAATCCGCAATCGCTCTTGCATTTTTTGTTAATTCATTGCGTGGCATTGCAAGCATCTTGGGGTAAATTAGTTGCCAACGGGGAAAACGTCATCAATTCGTACGTTTGCACCTAATTCGTTCAATCCCTCAACAATTTTTTGAGCAACGTAAATAGATGGGGTACGATTTCCAGTTTCATAGTTAGCTATTCTTGGTTGCCCCCAACCAATCTGAACAGCTAACTGAGCTTGACTTATACCAATTTGGTTTCGTATTTCAGCTATCTTATTCATACAAATTTCTCTTTGTGATTTATATCTTTTAATTAAATCACAAAATGAACTAATTGTAAATTTCATTTTGTGATTTACAAGGATATAACGGAGCGTGTTAAAATGAGGAAAATCTAATAGGAGAGTGCTATGACAACCTTAGGTAGTAGAATTAAGGCTTACAGAGAACAGCTAGGAATCAGCCAATATGAAGTTGCTGAAAGATGTACATCAATAGATAATCGAGATAAAAATAACAAATGGGGGCAATCTCGCATTGCTAATTATGAGAGAAACAATCGTACTCCCGATCTTGATGATATTGAAATACTCAGCAAAGTGCTTGGTGTTTCTCCAGAAACACTTGCTTTTGATACAAACGTTCAGCTTGCCAGACCGACAAAATCGAACTCATATCCGTTGATCAGCAATATACAAGCGGGTTTATGGACAGAAGCCTTTGATTTCAAAGATTCGGAGGGCTATGACTATATTGATACTGAAATTGATGCCGGACCGGACGCTTTCTTTTTAAGAATTTCCGGAATGTCGATGGAGCCTAAATTTAGTGAAGGCGATCTGGTGTTAATTGATATTCGCAAACGTCCTCACCCGGGCGATTATGTTGCTGCGGTCAATGGCACAGGCGAAGCAACCTTAAAACGTTACCGAGAATTAGGCGAATGGTCTGAATCCGGCAATCCTCATTTTGAATTAATCCCCCTTAATCCTGACTTCCCGACACTCAGCTCAATGAAACAAGATATTCGCATTATCGGTGTGGCGGTTGAGCATCGGAGCTATTTGTAGCCAGCGGTTGTTTTATTGGGTAGAAAGGAAGTTAAAATGAATAATAAACGCATTAAACCTGAACAGTTTGCGGATTTTATCACGCAACGTACTGGGCGGAATTTAACTTGCCCTATTTGTAATAGCCAAGAACATTATTTACACGATGGCTATGACACTTTTACGGAATTATGCGGAGAGAAAATTATCGGTGTTCCAACCATTCCATACCGAATAGAGCCATCTCCTGATGAAGTTATGAAATTTGCAGCTCCTGAATTTCATTCTTTGCATTTCAATGAACGGGAAGGAACAAAATATTGGTTAGACCAAAAAGCGAGAACAGCCGTTATTGTCACTTGTGTTTGCTGTAATAATATGCTTTTTTTCGACAGAGAGAGAATTTTAGAATGGATTAAGGGCTCACAAAATGAATAGACCAATGATTCAAAATGATCCTAGAGATGCAATCATACTATCCTTACTTGCAAATGCAGTATACGGCGGGCATAATAATTCACAAATTAGTTATCAGGAGACTGAAGAAGTGAATTTAGATGCTCGATTAAGACAAGTTGAAGGCGATGTAAGAGAAATCAAGTCAAATTATTTGACGAAAGAGGCTTTTTATAAAGCTGGTGGCTCTACACTCATTGCATTAGTAGTTACTGCTGGAATTGCATTATGGACAGTATATTCACACCTTGACACCAAAGTTGAAGCTCGATTCTCGAAAATTGATGATAAGTTTGTCCAAGTAGAGACCAATATCAAAAATCTTGATATTCGCCTCACTAAAGTTGAATCTAGATTAGATAATGTCGAACAACGACTAGACAATGTTGAGCAGCGACTAGGCAATATGGAGAAGAAAATAGATGGGGTTGATAATAAACTCGATCTGTTACTACAACAATTCAAAAGATAAAATAATATTCCTTGAATAAACCGCCCTCGTGGCGGTTTTCTTTTGCCTAAAATCTGCAAAATTCTCTTCAAAAACGACCGCTTGCAACTCAAT